AGAATTCCATGTATATTTGCTTTTTTTGAAAAGGTATCTGATAGCCAAACAAAACCGGCAAGTTTTTCTTTAAAAAAAATTATAAAAAGTTGAATATCTATATGTTTCATATAATACAAAAAAGAAGTTTTAGTTTTCTCGACAATGTCAAACAGAATAAATTCATTAAGATTTTCTTGAACAGCTTTTTCCCATAAATAAACAATCTCAGAATCCCGAAAAGAGGGGATACCGTCCTGCTTAACATATGGAATAATTTTTATGGAATCAGCGATTCCACTCTCTTGATTTCCGTATCTAGCCATTCCACCGCCCTCTTAATGCTTCTCAAAATATCATAAATCTTTCTAATGTCAACATTATCAGCCGACATGGTGGGTTCTTTGATTTTAGGTATCGTCATGATGTTATCATTTCTTGTGCGGAACCTGCAAGCTCTATTGTGTACATAGGTATATACCCAGACGCTATCATTTCCAATTCACTTCCTTTAGCGCTTTTTAAAATTTTAAAAATATTGTTATTCATTATTGGCTCAGAGTGGACAAGTTCGCAGTCTATGTATATTTCCAAGTCAGCATTGGCGTTTATTTGGATGAAGGACGGAGAATATAAATTATCCCCATTAATTTCAAAAACAGTAATATTATCACTATTGATTTCACCGGAAACATTTCCACTGGCAAAAATAGGAGCGTTTAAATCCTTAATATAGTCTTCATCCTCAGCAGTATCTAAAATTGTTTGGTGATATTGCCTGTCTATAAAAACACGACCTACAGAAAATATCATTTCATTCGGTAATAAATATTTTCTGGATTTCCATAATCGCCTCAAATAATTATATGGGTCAGCATTCCACTGTTTGATATACATCATGGCATCGGCGGCGTACCGATTATTTTCAGCAAGTATCATATATAATTTGCCATCACCGTAATTGGAATAACTGGCATACGCAAACAATGAGAGTTTTGTTAATTTATTTCCGCTCCCGATATCAAGCAGCGCTCCATTTCTTTTTCCATCTATATCTGTATAAAAGAAAAAATACTTTCCGTTGTAAAACGTACCGTTCATGGTCGTTGGATTCATATCAATCCAATCTTGAACTCCATAAACACTGTTTTGAGTTATGTTATTACAACCACTTGCGTTTAATAGCATTAAGCCTTCATTCCCCGCGAAAAGTACACCCGCATTGCATGTTGCCATACTCGCTTTGGATGAACAAGGATACATTGTTTCTGAATTATCCTTACTCATATTCCCAGGGTCATCGCCGTAAAAAAAATAATATAAATCGTCCGTTACGGCATAAATGATGGCGCCATAGACTTTGATCCCCTTAATAAGCGAAGCTATTGGATATTGGTTTTCAGTCGGCCAAGCATGCGGAAACCCAGGTGCGCTCATATGGAGAATATTATCTTTAAATGCAACCATTATGTTAGACGAAAACAGCGTTAACCCTTCAAGGTCATCAGGCGGAACACTCCATGTCTCAGAAGGACACACTTCCCCAAGGTCATCTGATGCTACATCATCTGTTATGGAGTCAGTCGCAAACGTAAACCCATTTACATTTGTATCTTTGACTTTTTGAAATTCCGCTATCCCGGCAGTTGACGAATTTGTTCTGTATAAACGTATTCTACCATTTTCTAAAGCCCTTTCTCCAGGCGGTTCCGTAAAAGTATCAAGAGTAACATTCCCTGAAAGATAATCAGTAACCTCAACAATATCACTTGGAGAGCCTTCTTCTCCATACTTGTTTACATAAGTATAATACCAGGCCCTGTAATCAGAACCGCCACCTGTATAAGTATCTATCACACACGCCGCAGTTGGTGCCGGTACTCCTAATTTGTAATAATCTCCCCAAGGATCAAAAGGGGAGGATACCAGATCATTGCAATATACCCACAATTCATTTTCTCCGGAGAGATAAACCCGTTCATATATATCTGAAGGGTTCAATGATCGGACATAATCGCGTGTCTTATCTGAAACAATCCAGTGAGAATTAGAATTTTCTTCAAATCTGAATAAACTTTGTATTGGAATTAACGTCCATTTAGTATCATCCCATGCACCCGCAGGGTTAGGGGTATCGCTTGTGCAATAATAAAGCCGCCCACTGTAAATAACTCGTTTTGCATCAGCATATAAATATTGTACTGTTGCATCATATGTACTTATAATAGAAGCTGTTAAAAACGGCATCTTCCATGCCCGGAGATCACCTTTATCATAATTAATATTTTCGGTATCTTGAGCACCGTTAGCGGGCAATAGATGTCCGGCTGTACCAGGAGCCATACCACCAAATTCTGATATTTTTATTTTCATGCAATGCCGCCGTCAATTATCGTCCAGTTATGGTCTGTTTCTAAGGCTAATCTTGCTGACGCTGCTGCTCCGCCGCCTGTGTATTTTGAATTGCCACCATCAAAAGATATGTTGTCGTGAACCGCCTGGGCTTCCCATCCGATCAATAGGGCATCATAATTTGCTGTCGAAAGAGTAACAGTTAAAAACATACTACTCATATCTGTCATGCTGCTTATATCCCAACTTCCTATATTTTGGTTAAAGGCAGTCGCACCAGAAAACATACGAGCTGCATATGTACCGCTGACAGTATCCCAACCACTTAAATTTTGGTTAAAAGCTGAAGCATCTCTAAACATAGAAGTAAAATATACATTATTCCCAAGAACCCAGTTGCTTATATTTTGATTAAAAGCAGTCGCTCCTCTAAACGCACTCCTTGCATCTACTATGCTACTGGTATCCCAATTCCCTATAAATTGATTAAACATTGGAGCATACATAACCATTGACTCAATAGTTGTCACATTACCTACATCCCAATCATTCATTGAAGGGCAAATAGTTAACACCGAACAATTAGTAAATAAGCCCAGTAATGTAGTCGTGCCTTCTAAGCATAATATATCTGTAGCGGTTATAGTAAGATTTGAACATCCAGAAAAATAAAAACCATTATTTCCTATTTGCAGGCACCCCCAATTCTTTATCTCATAAATCTTATCTTTATCTGAATAATAATTGACCTGCCATCCATTAATTGTCCCATTAATAGAAATCTCATATGTTCCTGCATTGGTATATGTATGAGTAACCTCGGCTTGATTATAAATCGTTATGCTATCGTCTGTTTCATCTCCCCAGCGTATTGTAAAATCATATGTCCCGCTTGCCTCAAGGGGGAGAGAAAAAGTTTCGTTCGTACTCGTTGTTTGCACTGTAAAAATAAAAGCATTTATCAAATTACGGTATCTACAAGAAATAAGTTTACTGTAAGCTGGTCTCCAAGTATTCCCTAAAGTCATACTGTGTGTATGCGCAAGTCCTCCACCTGCGGCCTTTGTTTCAGTATCCATATGTGTTCCACCCCAATCAGCATTTCTAACTGTGCCCCCGGTGGAAGCTACGTGCCATCTTACATCAATGCCATGCTTGTGGCTTGGAAATTCTGGCAATGTTACAGCATGACCATTAACGCTTATTCCTGACAACGTCCAACTACCGCCTGTGCTCCCGCCTTCACTTTGTGTTGATGTATTAAGTATTACCATGTCGTTGCAAGAAGAATCAAAGACCCAATTTGTCGGGACCGTGTTTTGCTTGAAAAACATGGCTGTATCAACCGGAAGATTTTCTCCAAGATAAGAATATAGGCCTTGTTTCTCCCTTAAAGGCGACATCCGCGACACATTATCGGTTCCGGTTTCAGCTTGTATTTGAGATGCTAAAGGCGCATAAGCCTCAAACATCTCTACGCCCTTCAAGGATGACAGGACGTGTTCATCGTTTACGCCAGCTTCGGCCTCGGCAGTGGAAGCAATAAGAAATGATGCATCTATAGCCGCTAAATTGGCTAAAAACTCATCAAGCGCATTCGAAGTCACAACCATGCGTAATGTATGATCTTCGTCTTTATCAATTGTAAGCGCTGTTGTATTATCATACCCTCGCCCGTTTATGTTCGGAGTGTTTAAGGTTATTCCGACCGTTACTATCCTGCCTATTATCCCGACACATTTAATTACTTCATAGTCGCCGGTTTCCTCATCAGTTAACATCAATAAAAAATGGTCATCACTATTTGAAAGCGTCATAATAGGGGAAGGTGCTCTATCAATCTGCAATTCTGTAGTTGACGCTGTAATGCTTTTTGTCAGCTTTGTTTTGTAATTGTTTCTTACTTTAAGCATTTATCTAACCATTTTTATATCATGTTGCGGTATCTGTTGATTTTGATGTTGTTGTATTGCATGTCCTATTGCTACAATACCATCGGTGTAAAGATTATTTGTTTTTGATACATTTTCGGTAAGGATTGCAAGGGCTTTTGTTACATTAATCCAGAAATATTTTTCATATACTCTGTCACACATTTTAATGATACGTTTATTCCCTTTATCGTCTTCCTCGATCATTTCTAACCAAGCAGGGCACCCCTTTGACGTATTGCATTGGGGGCAATTTTTACAGTTAAAAGCATTCTCATAGTTTATATTTTTATGTTCCATATTAAAGTCTCCTTGCTGTTATAGCTTTCACGTATGCTGGTCTCCAAGAATTTCCTAAAGTTATACCATGTGAATGAGCAAGCCCACCGCCAGCTGACTTTGTTTCGGTATCCATAACCGCTCCGCCCCAGTCAGCATTTCGAACTGTGCCAGAAGTCCCAACGTCATGCCACCTTACATCAATGCCATGTTTATGAGGTGGAGATTCAGGCAAAGTTAATGCATGGCCATTAACTGAAATTCCTGACAACGTCCAACTACCGCCTGTGCTACCGCCTTCTGTATAACTATCTGTTCCCATAAAAACACGATCATTGTCTTCAGCTAAAAATACCCATCCGGTTGGCACGGTATTTTGTTTAAAAATGCAAGTTGTTCCAGATTCAAAAATACCTCCATATGCGGCCTCTGCCGATTGCCGTGAGCGAAGAGGGCTCATCCTTGCTATATTGTTTGTTCCGCCTTGTGCTTGCACCAATGTAGCCAAAGGCGCATACCCATCAACCATGACACGTCCCTTCAGAGGGGAGAGGGGATGAACGTCATCCGTTCCTTCCTCAGCCATAGCAATAGTTGCAACGGATGTATTGGCTTGCAATGTATTGATCGCAGCAATTATAGTTTCAAACAAACCAGCGGTTGTCCGCATACTAATAATATGATCATCCGTATGCGTAATAGGTATTGCAGTAGTATTTTCCTGTGCCCGGCCATCGACAGAAGGTACGCCAAGGGCAACGCCTATCGTAACATCAAGACCTGATATCCCAACACACTTAACGATTTCACGGTTACCGTTTTCATCAACAAGCGTAAGCTTAAAAAAATCATCACTTTCAGTTAAAACTATTGCTGGTGAGGGTGCTGCGGTCAATGCAAGCGCAGTGCTAGCTGTGGTTATTGTAGCGGTAAGTGTAGTGGAAAAATCATTTCTAAATATTTGTCCCATTTGTTAATTCTCCACTAAAACTGGTTCATTCCTGCTTTCAACATTTTCTTTATTGGTAATATTAACTCCACTAAATAATGACCAGTATTTTTCAGCCCTTTGAACTGCATCGGATATTTGGCCAGTGTCTTCACTGTAAATTCTGAATAATATATAATTTAGCAACGCCGGTTCATGTTCATCCCCAACAGTAAAAGTGACATTATAATTATCATCAGTGACAATTATTTTTGGTGGAGTCGCTGAGTATTCATATTTTAGATATCCTGGATTTGTTTCTGGTTGCGGTGGAGATGTATAAAAAATTTTTGGGTTACGCTTATCAAAAACAATAACATCAACAGCTGCGTTGGCTGTCTCTGCGTGCCATAAAGGAGCGAAACGATTCATATTCGCTTTACTTATAATGCGAATATTTTTACCCGGTGTAGACCCGTCAGTTCCCATATTACAAAGCGCATCTTGAAATATAATACCATCGGCTGCGATTGTTTGTTTTGTACCTTCTTCTAACCGTTGAATAGCTGTTTTTACATACGCATCCGGCTTTAAGGAAACAAGAGCTGCCTCTCCTTCGTTAAACCACGAAAGCATATCCGCTTTAGACCTTAAAAAACCAAGGTCTCCAGTTTCTTGAAAAACTTTGTCAAAAATTTTTGATATATATATAGTACTCATATTCCCTTTTATATTGGCGTAATATTAATTTGATCAATATAAGAAATTAAATCATCCATAACTAACCAAAATTTTGCAAGATAGTGTTCCCCTTCTTTTTTATCTTTTAATAATTGGCTTGATACATAATTTCCGATTAAATCAAGACTTAAATGCTCAGGGATTCCGTCAATAACGTCTATCCCTGCAACGGCATTTATAGGTTTTCTATAAAACATAATAGTTAATATTTCGTTAATAGCTGGAATTCCTTGATAATATAAAAAATTTCCATGCACAACTGCATTTTTAACCGTTCCAGCTTCACTTAAATCTTTTTTATCAACTTCTTCTAAAAATAATCTAAAATCATAATATCCGACACCTTCTATAGATTCTATTTTATATCCATCGCTATTTGAAATTTGGAACACCGCTCTTTGATAGTCAGAGGGAAGAGCAACACATGCCTCTGTTGTGGTTGTCAGCGTATCGATTTTCATTAATTCAGGAAGCGGAGAAGAAATCATACCATTAGGCATCCGAATCCCCCCGGCAATTTTTGTGACAGCATTGTTTATTTTTGCTATTAAGCCTGAAGATGGAATCCAAGGAATATTCTCTATGACTAAATCTTGTACATCCGCTACGGTAACTGACATTTATACATCCTCTGGTGATATATGAACAATAACACGGCCTTTTTTTGTATCACCTGCATTTATAATCCCGATTGTAAGCATTGACTTAATTTTTACTTTTGGATTTCCATAAATTGTTTTAGCCACAGACGCGCTACAATCAGTTAACTCACCTTCCGCGACATCTTCACCATATTGATCATTGATAACTATATCATAAGAGGCTGTAGGGGTCTCGGTAGTTCTATCGCCATTTAACCCCGGGGACACCTGAATTGCTGTAACATAACCTGAAAGTTTTGGTGATACACCAACTTCTGACACGACCCCTTCATCCCCACCAGTGCCGGATATCCAATCCCATGTTATTTCGCTTGCCCTTTCGGCCCCAATTGGATGCGTTACTTTACATACACAAATTCCCGCTGCTGCCATTTGCTCTTTCCTTCCATGTTACGCTGTTATTCCACCTAAGCCGCCACTTCCACCAAGCAATTTACGACTAAATTTTTTAATTCTTATTTTATCTTCTTCCCATTTTGTTATCCAAACTTTACTCATTAACACTTCAAGATTTAATGCTAAATCTTTTCCGCTAGAACGTTGTATCCTTTTACTCGTACCAACCAGATTTGCTAAAGCCCCATGCCAAAGCGCATCGTGCGCTTCAGGTAGATGAAACGAATAAGTAGAATCAGACCACACAGAAATATCAGGGACTTCTTTTTGGTAATTAAGCCCTATGTTATACGCCTGATCTACAACCGGATACCAGAAAAGATAATAACTGGTATCGGCATCGGTTGTCATATGCTGCCATTGTCTCGTCTTTACAGGTCTTCCGGATGAACTTATGTCAAGCCATACTTGATTGTTTCTGACAACTTGTTCGGTAATAGGTTCTGACGGGAAACCATCAAACGTGACATTGGGCAAGATACTTTTAATAGTCCACTTGCTATCAACATTAGCAAGTATCGTATCGGTATTTAAAACAAACCCACTATGATATATTGCGCCTCCGCTATTGTATACACCATAACTTGTAGTGTTTATATTTGTTTGTCCGTCGAGGCTTTTTAAAGAAAAAGTTGTAGGAGAAATATACTCAAGAAGAAATTGCCTTAAATTAAGATTTTCCATGCCGTCAATTCCATCGAGCGTTACTATATCCCGAATAGTAGAATGATCATGGAACCCATGCCCAGTTATTTCTGAGTCATATGATGCAGCGGTAAAAACTCCTGGATCAGCTTGAGTGATAGCATTTATTTCAGCAGGGGCATTACATCGGAATTCATCATAAAATACAATGTCCCACGCCAAAGGATATAAACTATCACAATTATGCAAATCCCTATCAGCCTGTATAATGGCTTCCTTGATCAAATATTCGAGTACTTGGTCTTTAAAGTCAGAGGTAATAAAGCGTTTACATTTTTTTATTAATTCTTTTGTTGATATCCTGCTACTCATCGCTTATATCCTCTGGATCAACGTCATATCCGTACTTTTTAATATTACGTTTTGTTTTTTGAGTGCCATCTACCCGTTGCTGATCATATTCTTGCTTTGATGATGCACGAATACGTTCATACGGATATGTTTTAATCTTCCCAACAATTTTCCTAGGTTGATGAGGCACTTGTCTGAAATGCAAATATGTGGCGTGATCTGCATTCTCTAAAAATCGGCCAGGGAGGATAACCTTTTTTTCTCGTTGCATTATAAGTGTTTCTCCGTTGACTACCAACTGGACATCATCGCTATCGTTGGGAGTCGTTTTTGCATTAAATTTAACTTGCCAATAGCCCCGGTATTCTGGAGCTATATCAAAATCTAAAAATTGAATGCAATATCCTGACTGGCCCTGCGCTTTTACGGCTTTATACACTTCTGGGTCAAACTTTTTTTGTTCCATAGCCATAGTTACCATTTTCATGCTTTTGTATGGCTCTCCACCGTTAGTATAATAAAATTGCTGCTCTTGGGTTGGTATATCTTCTTGAGACTGATTAACCTCTTGGCTTTCTTCCATAATAAAATTCCTTTTAAAGTAGGCTTTCTAGTAGCTCAAAATCATTTAAATATCATATGTCCCGCACTCAAAACTTATTAATGCATCATTTACATTAATAGTGGCATTTGAAATCGAAAACCCTGCCGGAGTCATTTGACCAACCGGTATTGGCTTATATCCACTCTTCCCAGAAATCGACAATACATTTCCGGATGGTACGGTATTACTCAGAGTAACCTCATCGGCAGCTTCACCTTGGGCGGCAGTAAGGGCAACGATAGTATACCACTTGCCGTCAATACAAATGCGGCTACCCTCACCGATAT